CCAGTCCATCTCCCCCCGGCCCTCCTGAGGGGGGTCACGCGCGTGAAGGAGCCATCGTGGGCGACGTGCTCGACGCGACCGAGGCTGCCATCAAGGCGGCGACCCATCTGACCGACATGGACGCCGGCGCGGTGGAGGCGCTGCGAGCTCTGGCCGGCAAGATCGACGCTTGGGATCTGATTGTCGAGTACGCAATGGACGATCTGGCGGGCGAGCCGAAGGGCGCCCGGCCAAAGGTCCCGCAGAACGACAATGTGTCGGTTCCCACTTACCTCAAGTTCTGCGAGTCCCTGGGCTTGACGCCTGCAGGCCGGTCGCGGCTCACGGAGAAGAAGCCGGAGGGTCAGGGTGGCAGCACCATCGGCGACCTCCAAGCCCAAGCGCGGAAGCGTCGCCGCACGGCCTAAGCGGTTCGGCAATGAGGAGCCGCGCGTCTTCACGCCGCCCCTGCGCAAGCTGACCCGGAAGACGACGCTCGGGTTCGACGTCATCGACTTCGCTACGGCTATCGGGGTCGATCTGTTCCCGTGGCAGAAGTGGCTCCTGATCCACATGCTGGAGCTGCTGCCCGACAACACCCTGCGGTTCCGCACTGTCGTCGTGCTGGTGGCCCGCCAGAACGGCAAGTCGACGCTGTCGCAGATCCTCGCGCTCTGGTTCATGGTCGTGTGGGGCTGGCCTCTCGTGCTCGGCACGGCTCAGGACCTCGAGACCGCCGAGGAGGTCTGGCAGGGCGCGGTCGATCTCGTCGAAGAGGACGAGGAACTGTCGAAGTTGCTCAAGCGCGTCGTGAAGGTCAACGGCAAGAAGGCGCTGGAGTTGACGACGGGCCAGCGGTACAAGGTGAAGGCGGCCAACCGTCGCGCGGGGCGTGGCTTCACCGGCAACCTCATCATGCTTGACGAGCTCCGCGAACATCAGTCGTGGGATGCCTGGGGCGCCATCACGAAGACCACGATGGCTCAGGCTGAGGCGCTGATTCTCGCGTTGTCCAACGCTGGCGACGCTACGTCGATCGTCCTGCGCTACCTGCGCAAGATGGCGCACGCGGCAGTCGGCGACCCGGACGGCATCAATGGCGCGGACGACCCCGCGTCGCTTCTGCCCACCGACGCTGAGATCGACGATGTGGATCTCGAGGAGGACGACTTCGAGCAGGACGAGGACACCCTCGGTCTGTTTGAGTGGTCGGCCCCTCCTGGCTGCGACGTGCGCGACCGCGACGCCTGGGCGATGGCGAATCCGTCGCTTGGGCATTCGATCACTGAGCGCACAATCGCGTCGGCGTGCCGCACTGACCCCGAGTGGGTGTTCCGTACAGAGGTTCTGTGCCAGTGGTCGGACGGCTCGCTCGAGGGCCCCTTCCCGCCCGGCTCGTGGGAGCGCGGCCAGGACCCNCCCCCAGTCCGGGCGCGCCCCCGATTCCGAGGTCGTTGCCTGCGTGGACGTGTCGCACGACCGCGGCATGGCCCACATCGCGATTGCCGCGCGTCGGCCTGACGGCAAGCTGCACACCGAGGTGGTGGCGTCTCGTGCCGGCGTCGAGTGGGTGAAGCTGTGGCTCACCGACGAGGCGTTCCCGCACCGCGCGAAGTGGCGCATCACCGGACAGACGAACGGCGCCCCGGTGTCGTCGCTGCTTCCCGACCTGGCCGATGCCGGGCTGACGGTCGTCCCGTGGCAGGGCCCCGACCTCGCCCGAGCGTCGGGCGGTTTCTATGACCTCGTGCGCGGCCTGGCCGATGACGGCCGGAACATGCCGGGCGTCTATCACCGTCCGCAGCCCGTCCTCGATGTGGCCGCCGCCACGGCTGTCACCAAGCCCCTCGGAGATGGCTGGGTCTGGGACCGGCGCCACTCCGCCACCGACATTGCGCCACTGGTCGCCGCTACTGGCGCTGTGTGGCTGCTGAGCCGTCCTGACACCACGCCCGACCCGCAGGTGCATGACTGGCCCGACGACGACGAACTGAGCGCATGGGAGGACGACGAATGAGGATCGTATCCACCCTTGCCGAGATCCTCGGGCTGGCCCTGATCGTGACTTGCGCCGCCTTGTTCGACATTCGCCTCGGCGGCCTTGTGCTGGGCGTCGTGCTTGTGCTGGTCGGCATGGCCATCGACCCCCCGAGGCGGGCTAAGTGAGCTTCCTTCGACGCGCCTTCGAGCAGCGGGACATCACGCGCCTGGCCGATCCGACGATGGCTGCGATGGGACTCACGGTCCCGTCCAATGCCGACCTGTCTCCGACCGCCGCCGGCGTGGGCGTCACCGACCAGACCGCCCTGGGCCTATCGACGTTCTACGCCTGCGTGACACTGCTCGCGGATACGATCGCATCGCTGCCGTGGGACTCCTACCGCCGCGGCCCGGAAGGGCTGCGCGTCGAGGTGGACCCGCAACCGTCGCTGCTGCGCCAGCCATCGGCGGATGTGACCACGTTCGACTGGAAGCACCAGACCATGGTGTCCCTCCTGATCCGGGGCAACTTCTACGGCCTCATCACGGAGCGGGACAACCTCGGC